TAATAATTTTCCGGTTCAACACTGGCCGGTGCGCCTCATCAAACAACGGATACTCAGCCAGAATCCCAGACTCTATGGTCGGGTCAAGTTCGAGCACTTCATGCAGTTCCAGGGTGAACGTCGCCATTACTGCTCCACTTCCTTATCCTTGTCAGCGGGTTCGCCGGCTGCGGGTTCTGCCGGTGGTGCCGGCGGCTCAACAAAGTCGACGGACACTGTCAGGTCGAACAGTTTGTTGATTTGTTCGCAGGCCTGCTGTCGGGCGTTGAGGGCGATGTTGCGGGTGGCTTGGACTTGTTCGTCGTTGGCCCCGACCTCAGCAGCCACCAACCGCTCTTTTTTGTCCTGGTTGGCGTTGTTGATCCCGAGCAACCCCATGCACTCATTCCAGAGTTTTGATTTGGCGATTTGGAGGTTGGGGAGGGTGAGCGGGTCAACGGACAGGTCGATGACGTTCAGTTGCCCCATGTCCAGGGCGGTGGTCCCGAAAATCGCTTCCTGCCCTTCCGCGATCTGCTTCAAAATTTGCAGCCACGAGTGGCGTTCGTTTTCGGGGGCGTTGATGTACTTGTTTTTCCGCATGTTGTCGGCGGTGATTTCGATACTGCGGTCGATTTTGGCGAGTTTGACGGCGTACAGGTAAATGACGTCGAGGTCGGGGGTTCTCATGTAGTTGCAGTAGATCGGCACGCACTCGGGGGGCTTTCGTTCCCCGACGTCCCCGCCGGGGGTCCGGTCGTAGGTGGGCATGGCCGACAACGTTTTGGTTTGCATGTCGGGGCCGATGACGGTGAACCGTACCGGGTTGTCAATGAAGTTGGTAGCGCCGGACCCGGCGCCTTGCACGGCGAAAAATTCGCCACAGTCGGCGTCCCGGTAGAACACTGACAGGCCCCGCCAAATCAAATTCACTTCCAGGAAACGCTTGTCAACGCTCTCGGGGAGACCTTTCCATTCGAACCGGTTAGCGCACAGTTCGGTGAGGATGCGGACGTACATTTGTTCGGTGGCGGCCTGCTGGTTCATGGCACGGTTGTTGCGCCGGCCACCATTCAAATACGTCGAATAGTACTCATTAAAAACCAAATCCTGTTTACCCATTTGCTAAATCACTACCCCTGGAAGTGGCTCGTTTTCGGCTGTGTCTATGTTTCCTATGTCTGCCGGATTTTTCCAAACAGTAACACCTTTTTCGAATATTCCCCTGAGTGCCTGTTTGAACGTTTCCGGGCAGTTGGACGCGGTCAGATACACTTCTTTGCATTTCCAGTACGTGAACCGGTCCATGACCATGAGTGAGGCGGGCATGGTGGTGAAACGGTTGACGGCGTACCCGTACCGTAACCAGAACTCCCCGATGGCGTTCATGACGGCGGGTTGCACCATTTTGACTTTGAGTTCCACACCCCACCGGTACGTGGAGAGCAGGAACGCGTCCCCACCGACCTGCCCGGACGTGGTGGGTTGGGTGAGTTTGGCGTCCTGCACTTTGGCGTTCACCCCGGCGATGGCGTTGGCGTAGTCCCCGTTCGCGGAAAACCGGGCCAGGTCGAGGTTGGTGTCGCGGACGTACCCCATGTTGGCGGTTTGGGACCGGTTGACGCCGCCGGACAGGCCGGTGCTGATCGCGTTGGACTGGTTGGCCTGGTTGGTGTTGATCGCGTACGACACGGCGGCGTTGGCGACGCCTTGGGCCATCCCGACCGGGTCCAACGTTTTGAACCCGTTGACGGTGGCGTTCCCGGCCGCTTGCAGGCCTTGGGAGCGCATGGTGTCCATGGACAGTTTGGTTTGGGCGTTGGCGGCGTTGATGCCCTGCCCGGTGACGTCCTGGGACGTGGAAATAGCGGAGGATGCCTGGTCGTAGCCGGTGTTCGCCGCTGTCAGGGCCCTCTGCTGGGACCAGTCGGCGCTGCTGTGCTGGTAGGCGATGCCGTTGACGTTGGCGGCCATGAACGACGTGTAGCCGTTGTTGACGGTGGAGAACGCGGGGAAGTTGGTGATGGCGGTGACCATGTCCAGGAATTCGCCGCCGTCGTTGATGACCCCGTTGGCGTCCTCAAACGCCGGGTACGAATCACTGGCGTTGTACCGGTAGGGGTAGAACACGAGGCGGGCGTTCGGGGGTGCGAAGTGGGGTACTTCGACGACGGTGGCGTCCCCGTCCTGCCAACATTCGGGTTTGAGGATGAGGGGTGTGCCGGTGTAGGAGGTCATTTCGATGAGGCAGTACGGGTACACGGCGAATTTGTACAAACGCCAGTACCGGCCCCGGTCCAGTTCGTTCCGCCACCCCGCCTTGAGGGCGGTTTTGACGGTGTTGAGCGGGCCGGCCTGCACTTCATCAACAGGCACCCCGGCGATGACTTTGCTGGACAGGTTGACGTCGTACCGTGCCATGCGGGGGACGGCCTGGATGCTGAAAATTCCTTGGGTGACCCAGGATTTGTCCTGCATGGCCACCATGAACGCTTTGAAATGGTCGAGGGAGTTGAACAGGTAGATTTCTGCCCCGTTGGGCAGGTTTTCCATTTGTGAGCCTTTGGCGCTGAACAGTTTGGGCGCGTCGACCGTGCCCGGGTCCTCATCCAACGCCGTGTTGGATGCGACAAGGATGCTGTAGTCGGGCATGCCCAACGATTCGAACCGGGCACTACCCACCGACAGGGCGTATTGTTTGCGGATTTCGTACTCGTTGCCCAGGTCGAAACCTTCCGGGGTGGTCAGGTAGTCCCGCCCGTAGTTTTGGAAGGATTGTTCGTTGGCGATGCCCAGGTGGCCGCGTTCCACATAGATGTTACCGAACGATGCCCCGTACACGAACGACTGGAACACGTCCAGTTGCAGCAACAGTTCGGTCGTGTCGGGGGCAACATAGTTGACGCCGATGACGAAGTAGTAGTACGCGCGTCCGGTGTCGCCGCCGGTCAAAGGCTGGGCGGGGTTGTGTGCGCGTAAATAGTTGAACGTGTTGGCCCGTTCGAAGGGGATTTGTAACCGGATGGGCCGGCCCATCGCCGCGTAGGTGACGTTGGGTATGTTGAGGATAGGGCCGGAGATGTTGTCAATGTAATTGTCCAGGCCGGCCTGGTTGTCGAACCGGACAACGTCCCGGTAGTCGTTGTTCCACGGCACGTTCGCTAACGTGACGGTGGTGTTGGCACCCCACACGGCGTAATTGAAACTGTGTCCGAAATCTTTGGGCTGTGGCAATTCACTAAACTGGTTCACAATGTTTATCCCCTTATGGTCTGAGTAAAGACTACCGGACAAACAAAGAAACCCTCACCGGGTAGGTGAGGGTTTCTTTGCTAAGGGCGCCACATGCCCTGTTTACTTTTTCCGAATATCGGGGGTTCGGAATTAGTTCACAGTAACAGTGTATACCGGATCGCCTTCCGCTGACGGTACAGAAATGGTGAATACCAGACCGGACTTGGTAATTGTGACGTCGCCGGCGTCGGGGCCGAACACTTCGAAATCACTCTTGGTGACGGTGGCTGGGTCAACGACGTTCGCCGTGTACGTGTAGGTGTCGTGGACGAACGTCGGCGACACTGGTACGCCCTGGACGGTGATTCCAGTGACCCGGTTGGTGTTATCATCACCCGGGTTGTCCTGGTTGTCGACGGCCGGCCACGCATCGAGCACGGCAACGCCGGTGACGGTGAGGGTCAGTTCGGCTGTTGCACCGTCCTTCATGAGGTTGTCGGCGTCCAACCAGACCGACGTGGCAACGACCTTGAGCGTTTCGGCGCCCTCGTCGCCGCCGACGGTGAGCACACCGGTCTGGGAGACGTAGGAGCGTGGGGAGGTGTTGCCGTACAGGGTCCAGCGAACGCTGTCGTTGATGCCGTCCGTGGGTGTCGTGACAGCCTCCGATGCGAGGGAGTATTTGGCGCCACGGTCAACACTGGTGACGCCGGTGTTGCCGTCGGCGTCCATGATGGTGATCGCCGCTACGGACGTGACGGGGGTGATGATTTTGACGATTTCGTCTCCGTCGTTGATGGTGAACGCGACGGCCGGAACGAACCGGCTGGCGCTGATGACCTGCCACCGGTGCAGCCAGTAGTTGTTCTGCAAGGATGCGGGGTTCCACTGGGACGCGGTTTCGAACAGCTGGTCACCGACGACAAAGAAGTCCTTGGTGGTGAGGATCGCCTCAACCCCGGTGATGCCGAACTGTTCCTTCGGGATTTCGATGATCCGGCCGGAGAGCGCCATTTTGTCGACGTTGAACGCCCCGGCCAACGCTTCGACGTCGAGGACGGCGTTGAATTCGGGGGTGACGAACAGGATCAGTTCGTCGGACTGCGCGGCGATGGGCATCCGTGCCGCGTTGTACTGCGTCGAAATGAACTTGAGCGTGCCGGCCATGGACCGGATGCGGGTGAGGACGGCCTTGGTATCCTCCGCGAGGGTGGGGCTGTCGGGGTTGGTAATGTCACGGATTTTGACTTTGAAATAGCCGCCGTTCGCCTCGTACTCGGCGAAAAGCTGGCACATGAGCAGGAATTCGTCCCACTGGTCGGACGTGCCGGGGGCGGCCATGATCTGCGCCGCAAAGGACGACAACCCCATGGGCGTGTTGAACGCTGACATGAGCAGGGGCTGGTTGATGGTGACCTTGTACCGGTCACGACGGTTGACCTTGTGGAAGCTGTTTTGCACCTCAATGGGGGCGGTGCCGAACAGTTCCCGCTCGAGCTCGTCACGGTTCGGGTCATAGGTCTTGGCTTTGACCAGACCGACCATGATCTCTTCGATGGTGTCGCCGCCGGTGAGCAGGCCGCGCTTGAACTCCGCGAGCGGGTTGGTCCACGACGTCGACTGGATGATGGTCAGCGCGATTTTGTTGACCAGCGCGTCAATGAATTCGTTCTGCTGCGGCCGGTACGTTTGGATGGCCTTCATGGTGGCCTGCACCCCGGCCTGCGTCGCTTCGGGGATGCGTGCCTGGTACGCGGGGGACGCGTCGTCGCGGATACGGTCAAGCAGGATTTCGTTGCTGGTGGGTTTGAGGGTGCGAACGTCCAGTACGGGCATTATGTTTTCCTATTCAAAAAGGGAATCGACGCCGCGCGGAGCATTGTCATCCCCACCCGGTTTTCCATTGTCGTCTGACGAATCAGATTTTGGTGCTGCCATAAGTAAATCATAATTCACGGCCTTAAGCCGCAAAGCTTCCGCCTGCGCTGCAAGGATTTCTTTTTCCTTCAACTCCAAACGCGTTTCCCGTTCCTGCACGGCCGCGTCACGAACCGACAAATCAGCCTGGTACGTGTTCACCAATTCGTCCGCGAAATTCTCGGGCAAACCCGTTTCGCCCGGGTTGCGGAACTGTTCCATCAATTCATCAAACGTGGCCATCTGCTTTTCCTTAGAGTTGTGGTTATCAGAAAACCCCCGGCGCTGTGGCCGGGGGTTTTCCTTTGTCGGACCTGGGAGTGAATGGTATGTAGCCTGCTACGGCAAACCCTACCGCCGGCCCCATTCAAGGGGAGCGCCCCGGCTGTGGACATAACATCCTGTTCTCTCAGATCACGCTGTGTCCGGTTCGCTTTCCGGATGGGTTTGGGGGAGTAGTCCGTTTCGGTGGGCGTATTCTTCGATGGCGGTTCGGACGAGTTCTGTTTTGGTCATCCGGACGGACCAGCGGTGGTCTTCGAGGGCTTGGTCTAGTTCTTTGCTGATGGTGGCGGAAACCTGCACACCTTTTTGTACAGCCATGTGGCACATCCTTAATCATTGTGGCTTGGGAGTTATTTAATAGGTATTCATAGAATACCATATCACGTGCAACAGGTCGATCCTTTATTCTAGTTTTAGGGTGAATCCTACGTCGTCGAGGATGACGCCGCCGGGGACGGTTTTGGGTTGGAGTTTGCC